CGCCACCGCCGCCGCCTTTAACAAGTGTCAAAGCACCTAATTGTGAATCGTTACCATCAACACCTTGTCCACCTGTGCTACCTGCTCCGCCAGAGCCAACTGTAACTGTGTAAGAATTAACTGCAAGTGATAGTGAAGTAAATGCGAGTAATCCACCTGCGCCGCCGCCGCCTTGATCTCTACCACCGCCGCCGCCGCCAGCGATAACTAATACATCGCATGATAAGGCAGCGCCAGATACGCCCAAGGTTCCGCTAGAAGTAAATACGCGATAGTTATAACCGCCAGAAGTGTAAAGAGTTCCACCCGTAACAGTTGGGGCTATAAATGGTGGACCAAATAAACCCGATGTGATTGCGCCAATCACTAGCCGATTGCCCCTACAACATACCAAGTGTCTGTTGCAGTCTTAATGCAAACTGCTGTCTTGTACTGAGCCAAGGTTGGAGAAGCTGCAACTGCACCGGCTGAGAGAACTGTAGTTGTGCCTGGAGTAACTGCTGAGATTGTGCAAAGTCCAGCACCTTTGTTAAGGACTGTAATTGCTGTGCCTACTGGAAAAGCTACTGAGGCGTTGGTAGGCAGCTTAAACGCGATGGCTGTTGCCTTATTCATGACCTCAAGCACCTGATATTGATCATTCAATACGGCTGTGTAATCGCTTGTATTGTCTGCGCCAATAGTAAAGGTCACCAAGCCGTTAAAGATAGGGGCTGTGAGAATGTCACCTGTCGCGGTTGGAAAGCCTGTTGCCATCTGTTTATCTCCTAGTAAGTCATTGCACTCACGCCAATTATACCGCGTTCTGTGCTTCCTATAATGAATCCATCGGTTATGGGCTCAAGTGTTGTAACTGTTACTTGCATTGAATTAGGGCTGATATTCCACGATAAGCCTTGGCATTGCAGGGTCTTAACGATGGTAGAGCCGTCTGGCTGGTTATTGCTGATTCTTAGATTGTCAAAGTAATCCAAGCCGATAATTGTGTCTGTTGGTACTGCTGGGTCTAGTAGATCGATAACCATCTGGTCAATTCGGATAGTTGTCTCAGCTCTAGTGGCTACATAGGTTGCAGCGATATTTAAGGCATTGGCATCAGTATCAATAACTAAGTCCTGTGCGCTGTACTGGTGAGGGAAGTATCGGGCAATACTGTCTGCGTTCTCGTAGAACTGAGCTGTGCCGCCAACACGGGTCATCTGGGCTTGATTGATGATGAGCTTGTCATCAAAGGCAAAGATGAGGTTACGGTAAGGAATACCGCCGGTCTGGTTAAACTCAATAGGAGTGCCAGAGATAGATGAAGCAACCTCGTTACGAGACTTAAATACTGCTGTGCCAGAGCCGTTAATAAAGAACGCGCCTTGCTCTGAGAACTCAGCGTTTTTAACCGCGTTAAGGCTTGTGCGTAGAGTTCCAGGGTCAGCAATGCAATTAGATTGACCAGTAGAGATTGTCCGCATGCTGGCAGGAAAGTCCACCTGATCTAGTATCTTGCCTATGCGTGTGCCAGTTGCTTGCCCTGCGCCCGAATCTGCAACGGTTGTTATCTGAGCCAAGTTAAACAAGCGGAAGGCATCGGCAATATAGATATCGACATAACCCATCTGCTCGGCTTGGTCATAGGTATAGCGGTATTCGGTTGTGTAACCTGAGAATAAGAACTCTTGGGTTGTTGCGGTTGTAGCTGCAATTCTGACCTTACGAAGAGGCACTAGATAGCCGTAATAAGGGCTGGCTGTGTTCTGAGGGTTAAAATAAGAATCTGGGTCTGTAATGCGTACAACGGCTGTGCCAGCGATATAGGTATCTGCTTGGATATCTCTGCCACGATTGATAGTTATGTTACGGACATTGGGAGTTAAATCAACAACTGGGACTGGAACGCTAGATGAACCAAGCGTGCCCGTGCCGAGAACTCCATATTTAGGATCGCCAATAGTAAACGGGTAGCCGAAAGTTGCACCTGAACTAAAGTCAAAGGATACGGATATCTCGGCAGGTAAAGTCATCGACCAGCGAAACTTCCATAGGTTCTATTAACGCTCGATGAGACTCCTGATAGAGAAGTGTCCTGTAAAGCTGTAGCAATCGCCTTACCATCGATATTAACCGACAATTGAATTGGTCCAGTAAAGTTAGATTGTTCCTCGGCTCTACGGAAGCTGCCGGGAGTTGATCTAGGGAATGGGGTCACATTGGTCTGTGGAACTTCAGGTACTTCAGGGAATGAAGGGTTGTTATTCCAGCCAAGAGAACTGTTAAAGTTAGGGTCACCAGTAACGATTAGAGAAGCTTTCTTGGCAAGTTCATCTAAATATGCACCCCACGCAGCAAAGGGATTCTTAGCATCTGGAAGGCTTGCAAGATACCCAGCTAAATCCTTGCTCAGTCCTTGAGCCGCCGCAATCTCAGTAGTTAGTTTCTTAGCTTCTGATACATTGCCAGTAATTAAAGCAAACTGGAGTTCAACGCGCTTACGATCTTCATCAGATAACTTACCCTGAAGGGCAGCAATAAGTTGAATCTGCTCTAAGTCAAAGATTGATGCAGCCTTCTTAAGTGCTGCCTGTTTCTTCTGTTCTGCTGTAAGAGCCTTGCTTGCCTTGACTTGAGCATCTTGAAGTTTCTTCAGTTGATCCTGACGCTTCTTCTCTGTTGCGGCTGATGAATCATAGAGGTTAGCCTGTGCGCCACCCATGAAGCGGCGACCTGCTCTTGGGCGCTCCTGTGCTTCATTACCTAATTTAGCCAATTGACCAATCAAGCCATACTCAAAGTTAGCAGATAGCAACTTGCCAAGAAGTCCACCGCTGATTGCTTTGTCGAAGGCGGTAAACTTGCCAGCCAAGACTCCAACGCCACGAATGGCATCGGCAGTAAAGTTAGATAAGCTGCTCATGGCATCGGCGACATCTTGAATATCTCCATCTTTGCCACCGGCTAGAACTAGTGCATCGACCAAGCCCTTGCCTATTACTTCTTTAGCGTTTTCAGATGCAACAGTAAGCACTTGCAACTTGCCAGCGTAAGTATCTAGGAAGGCTGCGTTAGCGCCAGAGAATTGAGCATTGAAGCGGCGCTGCACTTCTGTAAATGAGACGGTTGTGAGCTGTGCCTTGGTAAGCCCAAGATTGTATTTTCTTAATCCTCTAGTGTTGCCGTTGTAGGCATTAGCCAAATCCTGAGATACGGTTGTGAGATCGATGCCGCTTGCTCTCGAGGCTTCAATAGCCATGGTCAAGAGTTCCTGAGACTTAGTTAGTGATCCAGTTGTTGTCAGCAATGCTTGGAAAGCAGGGCGTAGTTGGTCATCGAGGACTGAACTACTTGACTCGAGCTTGGCGATGTAGTTATCAATCTGAGGCTGTGCGAAGGCTAGCCCTAGATTCTTAACCGCTGTGGATAGGCGATTGGCTGCTGCTTCATCTTCTGCAAAGGCTTTGACTGATGCCTTGCCGAAAGAAACAATTTTAGTGAGCGCAAAGACTGAGGCTATCTGCTTGCCTAGTTTGCCAACTGCCTTATCTAGTGATCCGGTTGCCTTCTGTGCCTTAGTAAAGGCTGCTTTGCCGGTGAACTCGGAAGCAATATCAACTCTTAAATCTGCCACTAGACTGGTCTCCTTGCATTAAATTTAGCTGCTGAAGTCTCGATTGCTTTGAGAACTCCTGCTGTCGCTTTGCCACGATCTTCCTCAAAGGCTCTGAAGATTGCTCTACCTGTCATCTTCTGACCCTGACCAGCGAGCTGACCGCCGAGCTTTGGAGTGAACTTGCCAGTAACGCCAGACTTGCGACCGGCTGTTTCATAGATAGCACCAGCAGCAGACTTATTGAAGATAGATGCCAAGGCTCTAAATCCTCGACGATTGGCTTTGCTTGGGCTGCTCTTGTAGCTGATGCTACGGCTGACCTGAGTTCTGTCATAGTAACGATTAGCCCAGCGACCCTTAGCGCCCTCGCGCTTAAGCCAGCCTGATGGCACTTCTGAGTTAGAAGGCAGGAAGCCTCGAGCGTTTCTAGTTACCGGCTTGAGAAAGTTAGCAATCTCTTTGGTTGTCTCTTTGGCTAAATCCGGCTCAAAGTTACGCAATGCTTTACGAAGAGCGACCGCGCCTTGCAGTTGAACTGGCATTGCTTCGCTCCTTCGCTATGTCCTTAAGGACTTCTATATGTGCCTTAAATGCCACCGCAGGTAGTTCCCCGATGGATTGGAAAGGAACTCCATACTCATAACTCAGACGAGCTGCGAGATAAGTAATGGAGTTCCGATCCACCCTTAGACTAAAGGGTCAGACTCTAAGACCTCAACTGACTTGAGTGTCTCAAGGAACTGTTCCCCGAAAGGTTTGACGACTTCACCTGAGCGCCTGATTGCTTCCCAGCACAGCCAATAAACATCTGACTGCTTCTGATCCTCAATCAAGGCTTTGTGAAAGCCCTTCTTGGCATATTGCTCAAAGCTATATTCAAGCACCGGAGTTATCTCGAACTCTTGTACCTGTCCATCAGCCCTTGTTACTTTGATTCTTGCCATTTTTAGCCCCTTACTTAGTTATTAGGAAGTTGTTACGGCAATTGTACCGTTTACATTCCAAGTTACGCTCTGAGTTGATAGGTCGCCAACTGCACCGTTGATAGGTGTTGTGTTATTGACTAGGCAGCTCATTGTGTAAAGTGGGTTTGTAGGTGAGGTTCCAGATGAAGTCTGCTTGACTGTAACAGTTGTGCTTGTTCCCCATACAGCCTGAAGTGTCTGGAGTGTCTTTGAAGTTGCTTCATCATTAAAGAAGTCGATTGTGATTGAAGATGCTTCCAAGCCCTTGACGAACTTGTGTCCTGAATCGCCCATTGCTGTAACTTCGAGCTCATCGAATGAGCGGTTGATTGTTACTGCTGAGACTAGGTTAGAGAGATCCACCGCGTTTACAGTAAGAACCACTCCGTTGCTTAGATATACTGACACGGCTTATTCCTCATCTTTCTTAGTTGTTGGTTTTGGTGCTGGAGCTGCCTGACCGATTTTAATCAGGAACTCTTTGTTCTCTTTTTCCCATTGTGCTAAATCGGTCATGATTTAACTCCATTCCGTT